GCTTGTATACCTAGACGCCAGTTTGTCAGTCGTATATCGCATTAATGTGATTCACGACGATTGTTTCACATTAATTGTGTTTCACGATTGTTCCACGACTATATCGCATTAATGTGATTCACGACGACTGAAACACATTAACGCGAAATACGACGATTAATACGCGTTAATGTGATATACGACTGTTTGAATACACGCGTACATACATATACGCATATCCACATGTATCGCAAATGCGGATAGATTTTGCGGTTTTTGTTGCGTTATTTGGACGGGGGACGCCCCCAATTGCTCGCGGGTTCGGTGTTGAGGAGGTTGCGCAATAAAAAATAAAAATTTGAAATTTTCAAACCATACCTCGTACCTCAAAACCAATTAACGGTAAACCACCCCATACTCATTAACTCTCAGTTTTTGACTACTCCTTATTTCACTTTATCGCCTAAAAGTAAAATAAGAAAACCAGTATTTCACTTTATCGCCTAAAAGTGAAATAAGACAACAACCCTGATATAATAAAAGAATGAGCATTGCCAAAGAAATAGAGGAGTTGAGAAACTACAACACTCGCACCGAACCAATACACCTAACTGGTCTACCTATAGACAAGATACCCCCTGACACCCCTAACTATCTAACCGATAGAACATACTATGATATATTAGACGGCTTGGCGTGTGGTATACCCGTTACTAAGACCTTAGGGTCTATTGGTTGTGAACCTGTAATATACGGTCGTATCCTAACTTGGTTTTATGCCGACGAGGAGAGAAAGAAAAAATACCTAAACGCTCGAGCAATTGGTGCAGAGATACTCGCTGATGAAATGCTACAGATAGCCGACGGCGATATAGACAACTCAAACCCCATACCCGATGAAATAGCCCGTCAAAAACTTAAAATTGACACAAGGCGTTTTCTAATTAGTGTAAATAACAGAGCACGCTTCGGTACTGAGTCTAAGGTGGAGGTAAAAGTCGACTTAGTCAAAGCACTCGAGGCAGCAAACGACCGAATAACTAAATTACCAGAATATACTGTGATTGAGGGGGAAGTTACTAGTGAGTAATAATGCAGAACAAGAGCTTTTTACCCGTATCCTGTCTTTCAAGTACGACCCCGTTGGGTTTGTGTTCTTTGCGTTCCCTTGGCGTAAGGTTGGTACACCGTTGGAAAAATTTGACGCACCTAGAGACTGGCAGTTGATTGAGTTGATTAAGATACGGAACTATGTACGGGCGAACAGAGACGCCGAGTTGAACGGAGATGATTTGACTGTACTGTATATGTCTATCTGTTCGGGTCGTGGTATCGGAAAGAGTGCGTTTTTAGCGATGATTAACTACTGGGTTTTATCGTGTTGGTTAGGAGCTACCGCCATTGTAACGGCGAACACTGAGACTCAACTTAGAACAAGAACCATGGCAGAGATAGGTAAGTGGCACGGTATGGCAATTAACGGGCACTGGTACGACAAGACGGCACTATCTATCAAACCCAATAAAGACTTTAAGGATATGTTACGGACTCAGTTAAAGATAGACTCAGGTTACTACTATTGTGAAGCACAAAACTGGTCTAAAGACAAACCCGACGCCTTCGCGGGGGTGCATTCTCAGGTTGGCCTACTGTTATCCTTTGATGAGGCCTCGGGTATAGATGATAGTATTTATAATGTAACTGAGGGTTTTTTTACAGATTTAAGTCCTCTGAGGATTTGGATATTGATATCTAATGGTCGTAAGAATAATGGGTCGTTTTTTGAAGCGTTTCATGCCAACAAGAAGTACTGGACAAACACTAATATCGACAGTCGTACGGTTGACGGGATTGACAAAAAAACTTACCATAGGATAGTAGACCAAAATGGAGAAGACCATGATGTTACTAGGGTTGAAGTCAGGGGTCTATTTCCACTATCAGGGGATTTCTCTTTCATTAACCACGAGTTGGCTGAGGATGCTTATACTCGGGAAATGGTACACGGAAATAAAAATAACGAGCCTTTGTTGATGGGTGTTGATGTTGCACGCCACGGTACAGACAATTCAGTATTTGCATTTAGACAAGGAAGGGACGCAAGGACTATTCGCTCCAAAAAGTATCAAATCCGCGACACAATGTTACTGGCAGACCTCATTGCATCAGATATAGTTAAATATAACATCACTAAATGTTTTATCGATGGGGATGGTGTAGGTGGCGGTGTTGTAGATAGATTGAATCAGATGGGGTTTAAAAGAAAAGTAATTGAAATAAAGAACGCCTCCACTCCAAACAAACCCCATATTTATGCAAATAAGCGTGCTGAGATGTGGGGAGATATGAGAGACTGGTTGGAGACTGGATATATCAATGGAGATATTAGGTCTGAACTTACATGTCTTAATTCGACTACTTCATCTGAGAGATTTCACGGAAGGATACTACTGGAGTCTAAAGAGGCGTTGAAGAAAAGAGGAATTAATAGTCCTGATGAGGCTGACGCACTCGCGTTCACTTTCGCTCGAAAGGTTGCGGGTGGGGATATTAGAGGTGATAGGAAAATTAGGGTAATAAACAATACACACTCTCTCAGAGGACGAGGTATAATGCAGTCTTGACACTCACTGTTTGATTTTCTAGTCCTTTATCAAACTGTCTGAGACAAACCAGACTGGGTGTCATCAAATTAAAAGAGAGGGTTACTATTATGATGATGGCTATTTACTATGCTCTTGCTACCATGGCAGTCCAGTATGTTATGGCGCCTGACCCAACTAATAATACGGGTGCTTATGACGCAGCGGCTGCAGAGGCTAAACGCAATGCAGAGAAAAGAGAACTTAAGAATAAAAGAAACAGAGCAGGGCAAATGCAAACAGTAGGCGCTGGACTAAATGGTGTTGCTGATATACTAGGATAGGAGAGAATTATGAGCTGGGCAAGATGGTTAACAGGGGCTTTTAAACCAAGCCAATTTAGAAAGGCATTTAGTAGTTTTAGGCCAAAGCCTCAGGTACAACCTCAGTACGACTATGAGGCTGACAGGCTTGCAAAACTGAAACGGGATAGGAAGCGAAAGAATGAAAGAAATAGAAGGGGTCGTGCTCAGACTCAAGGCGGTGGGCTAGGTGCCGTTAGTAACATCTTAGGATAGGAGTGAAATATGTCTATATTAATTAATTTTGCAAGAAACTATATTGCAGGAAAGAAAGTGATGCAACCTACATATGATTATGAGGCTGATAGGCTTGCAAAACTAAAACGGGATAGGGAAAGAAAAAACAAAAGAAACAGACGGGGTCGTGCTCAGACTCAAGGTGCAGGTTTAGGTCCTGTTAGCAACATATTAGGTGGTTAACGATGAGTGAAATGGTTGACGCCATACTAAGGCAATTCGAGTATAACAAAAGCAAACGCACCAACTGGGAGTCTCAGTGGAGCGAAGTGGCTGATTACTTCCTGCCTAATCAGTCTGGTAATTGGTCGTTGAGCGGTATGGATAACGAGTTAACCACGGGACAGAAGAAAGGAGAGTTGATTTACAACTCTAAGCCTGTTTTGGACTTAGCTATGTTTGTTGGTATAGCCGACGGTTTATTGACTCCGGTTAATAAGAAATGGCATACTTTAAAACCAAAAGACAAAAGTCTTCTAAAAGATAAAAGGGTAATGGACTGGTATTACGAAGTCAATGAGATACTGTTTGACTATCGATATAATCCCGGTAGCAACTTCGCTGAGCAAAACAATATGCGGTGGGAGCAAATGGGAGCCTACGGTACTGGATTATTGTTTATTGACTATGATAAGGAAGAGACCTTACGATACAAGTGTATAAACTTAAAAAATGTAACCCTTGGGCAGAACCATCAAGGTATTGTCAACAGGGTAGACCGTGTGTTACACCTATCCTTGCTTGATATAGTTTCGGAGTTTGGTAAAGGTGGTTTGCCCGAAACACTACTTTTTGAATTAAACGATGTAGAATCAGCAAATAAGAAACACATGGTGTTACACACAGTGATGCCTGCTGAGAAGAAGGAAGGCTTCTCGAGTTATTATATTCTCGTAAAAGACAGACTGTTGTTAAGCGAGGGTAAGTATGCAAGCTTCCCGTATTCCGTGAGTCGTTATAACACTTCTCCTGATGAGGTTTTCGGTAGAGGGTTGGCAATGCAGTGTATGTCAGATGTACTCAATCTAAACAAGTATCAGAATGATATTAATCTGGCATTAGATGGTAGTATTAAACCAACGGTTTTAACACAAGATGATAGTATTGCAGACAACGGTGTCATTGATATGGCTCCTAATAGTGTCATCGTTGGTGGACTTGACCACAATGGGAATCCTAAGATGGTACCATTTAGGGACGGTGTTAGAGTTGATTGGGTTGCTGCAGAGATTGATAGACTCGAGTCTAGAATAGATGAGACATTCTTAATCACATTATTTCAAATAATGATTGAGAACCCAAGGATGACCGCGTATGAAGTGATGACTAGGGCTCAGGAAAAGAGCATGCTCTTAACTCCGTTGTTAGTAAGGCAACAAAACCAATCACTAAATCCTTTGATTAAAAGAGAGTTGTCTATTTTGTACGAGGCGGGTTTACTTCCTGATATGCCTGTGGAAGTTGAGAATATATTTAATGTTACTTTTCAAAGTCCTGTTAATGATATGCAGGATTCAGAATCGCTCTCTAATATAAATAAGGTCATGCAGACAATACTGCCTTTAATTCAGAATAACCCTGACGCACTTAATATCGTGGATTTACATAAACTAGTGAAAATGGCATTCATAGACGGTAACATACCTAGCACAATACTTAAGAGTGATAAGCAGGTTGAACAAGAGACTGAAGCCCGAGCAAAACAAGAACAGGAGGCTAATTTTGCAGAACAAGCGATTAGCACTTCAGAGGTTCTGAAGAATTTAAAAGGAGTAGAAAATGTCTAAACGATTAACATTAATGGAAAGAAAGGCTCTATATAATAGGGTATTCGATACAGATGACGGGAAAGTCGTGCTTGATGACCTAATGGCAATCTGTGGTGTAGATACGGTGAGTGCTGATTTGGGAAACCCGAACATTACTTATTATAATGAGGGCGCTAGAGCGGTCGGACTGAAGATTAAAAAGATTATAAACCAAAAGGAGAATAGCAATGTCAGAGTCAAACAATGAAAATGGAACACAAAGTGCGTGGTATGGAGATGTAAGTGCTGATACAATAAGCGAGATTGAATCCAATAAATGGAGTGGAGTTGATGATGTCATTAATGCTTATACTGAGTTGAAGACTAAAGATACATTTAAAATGCCTGATAATGAAGACGATTTGAATAGTTTTTATGATAAGTTGGGTCGACCTGAAAAGCCAGAAGATTACAATTTTAAAATCGGACAGTATGACCAAGACGAGTCGTATGCTGCCTTCAAAGAATCAGCATATAACAATGGACTTACTGCATCACAAGCCGAAGGGTTGTATAGAGACGGAGATGCTCTTGCAAAAGAACACTACTCTAAAATGGAAGCAAAAGTCAAAGAGGAAAACGAGAAAACTCTGGGCGGGCTTAAGCAAGAATGGGGTAAAGATTATGACGATAAAATGGAAGGTGCTCGAAAAGCATTTGCAGATATGGGACTTGATGAAAATGTTGCCGAAGATGTCGGTAAACTTATTGGTGTAGGCAACACCGTAAAACTATTTGACGCTTTAGCCAATGGGTCAAAAGAACACCAATTTTTAGATGACGGTGGTGCAGTTGGTTTAACAAAAGATGCAATTGAAGCAGAGATATACGAGATTACACACAAACCCGAATACATGGATGATGCTAAGAATAAACTTCTAGTGCAGCGTGTTACTAGTCTTTATAAAAAATTACACCCAGAGAAATAAATAAACAGTATAATGAAGCGGTGTATGTATAAGCAGTTTACTTTTCAATTGCTTTTAAATTAAAAAAAGGACAACTTAATTTTAACTTAAAGGAGATGTAAAGTGCCGAATATAACAGAAGCGTTTATGACGCAAGCGACAGGGGCGTTGGAGTTGGTTCTTCAGCAAGAAAGTTCATTACTTAGAGAACATGTAATGGTTAAATCGATGAAAGGAGAAGATTCTACTGTCATCAATCAGGTTGGTTCAACAGAAGCACAAGTACTGACGGGTCGTCATCAGGATACAGTTTGGGGGAACATCGACCACTTTGTTCGTCATGCTCATCCTGACACTTATCAAGGCAGTGCGTTAGTAAATAAGGTTGACTTACTCAAGACATTAATTAGACCAACGGACGCTTACATACGAGCGATTGGTGGAGCAATCGGTGTTAAAACCGACCAAGAAATTATCCGTGCTGCGCTTCAACCTGCAATGACAGGTAAGAACGGGACTACTGCAATTGCTTTACCTGCTGCTCAAAAGATTGCACATGGTAGTACGGGCTTGACTATACTTAAGTTGAGACAGGCAATGCTTAAATTCAGACGAGCTAAAGTAAATACTAGAAAGACAAAACTATATATATATGTTGACCCTGAACAACTCGATGATATGCTCGGCACTGTCCAAGTTACAAGTTCAGATTACAACAGAATACAAGCACTAATAGCTGGTGATGTAGATTACTTCATGGGTTTTCATTTCGTACAGACAACAGACTTACCTAAAACTTCACGCATTCGCTCATGTGCTGCTTACGCAGCAGGTGCGATTGTACTTGGAGACTGGGAGGAAGTTCAACTCACAGTTGATAGATTACCAACGAAAAATAACGAGATTGGTATTATAGGTAGACAGACCCTCGGTGCAACACGCACACAAGAGAAGAAAGTTGTGCAGATTGACTGTCAAGAGTCTGTAATTTAATTACCAAAATAGGAGAAACGAAAATGAGTAATAAGAAAAAAATCGAAGGTAGTAATGGATTAGAGGATACCGAACTTACTGCACAAGAAAAACACAATAAGATGATGACTGGGGCTAAGAAAGCCGAAGACGAGGCACAACTTGCTCAGGCTAAAGCAGACTCAGACGCTAAGATTAAGGCAGACGCTGACGCTAAGGCAAACGCTATGGCAGAGGCAGAAGCGCAAGCCATCCTAGATGAGCAGGCTAAATTAGCAACAGTTGAGGAAGAGAATGATATTCATTCGTTTGCAGTAACCTCTAATTTGCAAAAGATATTTGAGACACCTCGTATAGACCCCCCTAGACACGAACATCAAGCCAAGTCGACTATGAACATCGATTCTTTTACTGGTGTCATTAAGGAAGGTGGGTGCTTGCGAATTGACCAGTTGATTGCGTCTAGTGTCATCCTAAACATTCAAATATGGTTTTTATCCAAAGATGTACCTAAGTTTACAGTTGGTGATTTGTCAGACTTTTCTTGTTATATAGACGCTAGCGAAGGTGCCAGAAAGGTATCCTTACAAGAAGATGGTAAGTTTGATGCGCTATACGCTACAGTGAAACCTAACTATAGAGATATAATCATTAAGTTTGAATCTAGTTTTGTTGGTAAGATAAAAACCCTTATTACTTACAATGTATAGGTATGACCAAACTGGAGATTTGCAATCTTAGCCTCGATAGGTTAGCAATAGAACCTATAAAAGAGGATGATTTTACTAAGACTACAACTGGAAAGTTGTGTAGTAGGACATTCGACCATGCTCTACAGGCTAGTTTGTATGCTTATGATTGGGGTTTTAGCATTAACACTATAGTTGCGTCTACAAACCCGACATCTTCACAGATATTGAGTACATACGATGGTAAAAAAAGTCATGTTTCTCTCAGCACTGCCGGCTTTAACTGCATTCGGGTTCTGTCTTGTGATAAAGACTATGTGGTAGAGGGTGGAAATATAACCTTCGACGGTAGTGATAATACTAAGATTACTTACATCAAAGACATTACAGACACTGCAATATTATCAGTTGGCTTTGTTGAGGTTTTAATAGTATATATTGCATACCTGTTAAGTATGAAACTTACTCAGTCAGACGGTACAGTCAGTGAGCTTATGGATGAATATAAAATGCTTGAGATCAAGGCGAGAGTATTAAACCAAAGGGAGCGTAATAATACACTTGCTGTGAAAAGGAGTTAATGTGAGAATTAATTTAAAATCATTTAACGGTGGTTTCATATCAAGAGAGGCAGAGGCTAGAACAGACATAAACTCATACCAAAAGAGCTGTAGGGAAGTATATAACATGATACCTAATATCGTTGGTACTGTACATAAACGGGTAGGTACTAAATACATTGGAGAGATTGCTGGCACTGGGGATAATACCAAAACAAAACTGATAACTTTGGTTGTAGCCGAGGTATTATCTTATGTTTTGGAGTTCTCACATAGAACCTTAAGAATTAGACAATCTAATGGGGACTATTTGACTGTTCCAAACTCGACTGATATTTATGAAGTAAGCACCCCTTGGACATCAGACCAACTGGGTAAGTTACAGGCGGCACATAAAATTGACGCTTTGTTTGTTGTTCATCCCGAGGTACCCCCTCAACGAGTGTTTCGTGCAGGCGTAACTAACTGGACTGTAACGACAATACCTTTTAATTGGGGGGAAGGTGTGAGTGCACCTTGGAGTCCTTCACAGGGATACCCAAGCGTTGCCGTGTTCTATGAAAATCGATTTTGGTTAGCCGCTAGTCGTCAGTTTCCTCAAAAAATGTGGGTAAGTTCAACTGGGGACTACTTTGACATGGATACTGGAGATAGAGACGATGATTCTTTCGATAGGGTTATTGCAGGCGACGGTCTAAATGCCATAGTTTGGATGGCAGCTGCAAGGGACTTAGTGGTTGGTACAATCAAAGAAGAGTTTGTTATATCCTCGTCTGACGGTAAAGCCCTTAGTAACACAAACATATCAATTAGAAACCAAACTGCATATGGTTCTAAGAGAATAAAACCTCTTGTTATTGATAAATCAGTATTGTTTGTGGATGGTTCAGGGGATAAGATTAGAGAATTTAATTATACATTTTCAGATGACAGTTTCTCAGCCAAAGACTTGTCTATACTAAGCCCTTTGGATAATGAGTACATTAAAGATATTGTTTTTCAACAAGACCCTGATAGGATTATTTGGGTGTTAACTGAATCAGGGAATCTCTTTGGTCTTACTTTTGATAAGGTACAGGAGGTTATAGCATGGCATAAACACGATATTGGGGGTAAGATAGAATCAATTTGTGTGATACCCGGTAAAAAATCGAGTGATATTTTATTTCTTAATGTAACAAGAAACGGTAAGAGTTCTATAGAGGTTTTAAGAAAGGGTAAGGCGTTAGGCAGGGTTAATGATAACACATTCGAAACTTACTACATTGACAGTTGGAAGTCTGAGGCATATAGTCGGCTTAATACTTCAGGCGGTATTAAAATAACAGGTGTCGATAGATTGGCTAATCAGACTGTTACTGTTATCAGAGCAGTTAGCACTATATACATTGCAGTTATTGGTAATTACATAGTTAGTGCAGAAGGTACGATAACTATACCTGAATATACACACTATGACCTACAAAGTGTGATTGTTGGAGTCCCATATTCGTGTAGACTCACAACTGTACCACTGGAGTTAAATAATCCGGGTAACGCTACTGTTGGTTCAAAGGTTCAACTGGTAAGTGCTAATTTTAAGTTATCTAGAACCCAAAAAGACTTATCTTATTTGGTAGGAGATACATGGTCAAGATACGACTTTAGTTTAGGTACAGAGTTACACATTAGCAGGTGGACAGGGGACTTACAGTTACTTGGTTCTATAACAGAAGATACTGTAATATCAGTCGGGTCTTATGAGCCATATGCGTTGGGTATTTCTGCAATATCAATCGTCTTTAAAATATCGGAGTCTAGGAAATGATAAATTCAGGTACAAATAATTATGCTGGGTACCTTGGTATGGTAGGCGATATAATGAATGCTGAGTCTGCAGGTAGTCAAGACGAAATCAATGCACAGTTGCAAATCCGCAAAGGTATTAAGACTGCCAGACAGGTAAGAAAGGAAGGCGCTAAGAGTGTTGCTAAGATGAGAACGGCTGTTGCCAAAAGTGGTTTTCAGACCACAGGGTCGGTACTTGACGCTATAATAGATAGAGCAGGAGATGTAGAGGAAGACGCACAGAACCTAATAGTACAAAGTAAGATTAACGCAGACGCGTACAATGACAGGGCTAGAAATGCTAAATATCAACAATACATGTCAATCTTTTCATCATTTATGGGAGCATATGGCGGATGAGTGGAATTTTCGAAGATAGAAGTCGAGTTAAGGGCAATAGTTCAGATATAGTAAGACGAAAACTTGACACTTCAGGACAAGACAAACTAACCAAAACAATTAAGGATAACTTCGTTAAGGCTGAAACTGATTCACTGGAACGAGAAATTCTACTGAGTAAACCTGAATTGGCAAAGAAGATACGGGTTTATCAGAATGAGACTGATATTAACGACCCTGAGTATGTAGATGGTTATACCGATATTGTAGAGGAACACTATGGTGCTTTTCAAGCACAGTCTAAGGTTGCTAATGAATTCCTGAGAAGGCAAGAAATGGCGGTCAAGGATAGTTATCAGACTGCAGGGGTTAACTATCAAATAAAAGGGTTGATGAGAGAGGATAACGAGCGTATTCGAACATATCTCAATGAAACAATGAATACCACAATGGCTAGTGGTGCGTTACCGTTTAATGCTGTTGAGGATATGAATAGGATTATAGACCTCAGTCTCAACATACCAAACGAACTGAAAGGAGCGCTTAAGAAAAACGCAACTAATGATATTCTAACTACAGAGATTCAAACAAGCATTAGAAACGATGACGATGTAGAGGGGATAAAGGAAAAGTTGAAAACTTACAAGAAGTATATTGACCCTCAGAAGTATAAGACATTACATAAACAGATAAAAATATCAGAGCAACAGAATGAAAGGGCGCTGGCGAGACTCAACACTCGAGTGATTAAAGGATTTGCCAAAGACTTGACGGGATATACCAATTGTGTTACGACCAACAACTGCTCTCCTGAGACTGCAAACCTAAGAGAGAACATAAAGGAGAGTGGCATAGATGATGAATCAAAGAATGCTTTAATTGAGAGGTTTGACGACATTAACGAATTGTCTGAAATATTCACAGAAATAAGTAACGATGTAATGGGTTCTTATAAGTCTGTGGAATCATACATCACTAAAAACCCTGATAATGATTCGAATAATTTACGAAGAAATAACATACTTAGAACTTATTACAACGACAAAAGAATGGAGTTTAAGAAAGACCCTGTTCAATTCGTGATTGATAACAACGATGAAGTTAAAGAGCTGGTTGACCAGCTCGATGGTACGGAGAATCAACAGGCTCTTCAGAGTGAGATTAGGGAGACAATTAGTTCTGCTATAGGGATGCATAGCAATAGAATGTTGACTAATGCTGAAATTGACGATATATCGACTACAGATGACTATAAAGAACAACTGGCTAAGATAAAGCAAGTGATTAGCGAAAAAGGTAAGACCGTAGTTGACGAATTGATTGAGAGGAAAGCAGTAACCAAAGATATTAAGGCTATAGGTAATATTAGTGATATACCTGTTCAACACAGAGTTATGGAACTCATACGAGATGAGAAAGAAATAAAGCAACTGTACGCCAACACACCGAACAGTTTTGATAGAACGGCAAGCATTCTCAAGGGTAAAAGGTACTACACGGATTTTATAGAAGCATCATATATCAAAACAGACGCTCCAGATGAAGTAAACTCAATAACAAAGTTGACCATATTACAGGCAATGAGAGACGGGGATTTTTCACCAGAAAACCTAGAGAGCAACTTCAACACATTAATGGGTGATGCACAAGTAGTTGATAAGGTGATTGTCCCTAGAGATATACCCGAAAGTCTAGCAAAAGAGAGGCTGACTAATGTCAAAGATTCTGACTTTTTATATAGGGTACTTAAGTCCAAAGACATTGACTTTAAAGGTAGGATAATCTCGATTGGTGCTCCTGACGGTATAGATGTAATATCTAGATTTGCCGAGGAGGTCGAGAGTGGGGATATAGAAATCGCCGTAGAACAAGGAGCTGTGGTTTTCGTAAAAGGGGGTATGTTTGTAAGAGACGACTCGGGTAATTTACTTAGAATACCTTTTGATAAGTTCAATCCTATAGAGAAGTCTGTAGACAAAGAGTTATTTATGAAGAACCCTCACTATATGAATTATGAGGTTCTAGACGCTTTGAGGAAGTTATGAGTTTACTTGACTCGAAAATGCCAGACTATGGCGATAGTGTAACCTTTAAGGATATTGGCGTCGGTAATTTCACGCTTGCGAAGCAGGCGTTCAGTCAGTATAACCTAACAACTGGCATCCAACGAGAAGGCGAAAAGGGTATCTATAATATCATTTCTCGTTT